AGTTAGGGTATTCTTCAGATGATTGATTAACATAAACATTAGAAGCACCTTGTTCTTCTGCAAGTGCCAAACTATCACCTCTTTTTGAAGTAGCAGCTTTTTCATTGCCAGGATCTAATTTAAAAGTATTAGAGGACTCTTCAACAATATAACTTAAATAATCTCCTAAAAGTCCGGATCCTTCTACGTCTAAATCTAATAACTCTCTATTTAAGTTAGGTTCAATGCCTAAATCATCTCCTCTATTTAATACACCGTCAACATCGTCATGTCTATAGACAATTCTATTTACTCCTCCTTCGCCGATACTGTTTAAAAAATCTTTTAGGGTTTTTCTAGTGTTGCTCATTTAATTCTCGCTAGGATTGAAATAATCGTAAATAGATATTATTAATTGATCTTGTGCTTCTTTATTTTCAGCTATCTTTTTTGTCAAACTGTTCAAAGGTTTAAGATAATCATTTAAATCTTTAACAAAATTTTCTAAGTTTTCTAACTCTTCTTCGCTAACTTCGATTTTTAATTCTTTTATTAAGTTGTAAATTTCTTTTTCCATGTTTGAAAACCTCTAAAATTATTAATTCATTTAATCTAAATCTAATCAGCAACACCGTCAGTTGTAACAACCATTGATTGTCCTCCAACAGTTCGAACATTCTTCATTGATTCAAACAATACTCTACCATCTAAAATAGTCTTAACAACAATTGGCTGTGCCTCTTGAGTTAATTTATCTTTCATTGGTATTAGTGTATCAATCATTGCTTTTAAATGTGTAATTGTTTCTTCGTGTTTTTTAATTATTTCTTTATGTTGTTCATCATTATCTGAAACTTGCGTCTTTAAAATATCTAATATTCCTTCACTTGACATTGATATTTCTTTACCTGCGACTTCAACATCAGCAACAGATTTTCCTGCAACTTCTTTCATCGCTTGCCCTGTAGCTTGACTTAGCTTTTCAGAAAAAGTAGTAGCAGCTGATTCGTCAATTTGAAAACCACTCATAATTTCATTCATGATAGCTAAAGATGCATGAGTTCCAAATCTTCCAAAAACATCATCAATACGACTTTTTAGTTCTGGATTAGCATCTGCGTCAAATCCTCTAGTAGCATTCATTGCGGCTTTAGAAGGAGAGCGAGAAGCTAAATCAGAGTTAAGATAACCGTCATTTAGTGTACTAGTAATCACATCAATCATTTGAGGAGCTTCAGCTTCAAATCCACTTGCCACTCCAGAAACTAATCCTTTCCCAGCGGCCAGAGTATCTTCTGGACTTAACTCTCTAAAAGCTTCAATTGCATCAGCTGCGCCTTCTAAAGCTGAAGAAAGTTTTTCAGGTAATTCTGCGTCCATGAAATTACTCATGATTGATATTGTACCTTCATGCATAGCGGTTCTAGCGCCTTCTGTAATTTCGTTAAAAGCTCCAATTGCCAAAGTTTTTATTCCTTCAAATTCAACTCCCATTCTAGCATAATCTTCTGCAAATTGAACCTGCATAGCTTCAGCAGATTCTTTCTGCATTTGTTGAAGTGACTTTTGAGCCCTTTCAGCATTGTTGATAATATTATTAAAGTCAGCTTCCGGATCAACCTTTTCTTGAGCAGCTTGAATTTGATCCAGACCCATTTCTTGACCGGTTCTTAAGAAGTTCTCAACTGTTTCGACATCCATACTTAAAGAATCAGCAATTAGATTCTTTTGAGCTTGAGACATATTTTCTATGTCAACTCCCGCATCAAGTATACTCTCTCTCATACGTGATAAGAACTCTGTCCTATCTTCGTTAGCTAGCATTGTCATTTCCATGGCATCCATTTGAACACCAAAAACAGTTGTTAAATCAGAAATAGAAGAAACAGCGGATTCAAAAGACATAAACTTGCTAATTGTTTGTCCTACATCTTGAACATCGACATTTAATTTCTGCATTGCAGCAGAAATTTTTGCTAACTCCTTAGGGCCTTCGTTTGCAAATATTCTTGTTTGATCTTCTAAAGCTACCATTTGCTCAAGTAATACTTTACCATTCAATCCAATACTGTCAGCTGTCCCATGAGCAAACGCAGCCATGTCTAAAACATGTTTTTCAGACATTTCACCTGTTCTAGCAAAATGTCTTTGCATCATTCTAGTAGTTTGTTCTGCAGTTAAACCTTCAGCTTTACCGATAGCCATTGCTCTTTGAGTATCTGACTCTTCAAGTTTGCCTAAAGCATCTGTATAAGTCCCAGCAAAACTTTCTAAAAAGTCTGCTTGGTATCTAGATAATTCTTCGCTTGATTCAAAAGTTGCATCTAAAATAGATCTTCTTGTGCCATCAAACATGACAGTTAAACTTCGATCTACATCTCTTAATTGATTTCCGTAAGTAGTATAAAGTTGAATGTTTGAAGCTTGAATATCTCTAACGTTTGAAGCAATTACATTTTTTTGTGCACCAAACATACCGCCAAAAGAACCTTGAATTTCATTTAAATAATCAATTGATGCTTTGGTCATACTCATTAAAGATTCATCTGTCTTGTTAATTCCATCCAATGCAGTTGACATAGCTCCAGCTACTTGAGCCATAATCATTCCAATTTGATCCAACATAGTCCCTGTATTTGCTACAAAAGATTCAGTTGATTCTTGCATTTGTTCTTGTTGATTAACTAATTCAGCAGCTGCTGTTGTGTCGACAGCAGGTGTCGGTGCTGGAGCAGGTGGTGAGCTTGGATTAGGTGACTGATTAGGACTTCCTTGATTTGTTGGAGGAGAAATCGATTTAAAATTATCAACAGCAGACTTAAAGTCTGCCACTGAAGATGCCATTGAGTTTATCAAGTTGGTTAAGTCTGCTTGAGTTATTGACATTAACAAATCCCGTGTATACTATTAATAAGTATCTATTAATTATTTTTTTGAATTAATCAAAGACTCAAACTTTTTAAAGCTATTCATGTCAAAGTTTGAACTTTCTAATTTTTCTTCTTCCTGAAAACCACTATTCTTTTTATTATTTTTTCTAGATTCCTTATACACTTCATTTTTATCTTTGAAGTGTTTAATCAGTCGATCGATATACCATTTTCGATAGTTAACAGGAAGTTTATAGACTGTGTTATAGTCCATGCCTAAATGCATTTGAAGATTAAAAGACTCTTCTAGGAAATTTTCGCGCCAACTACGCGTCAGGCCAAAAAAAGCTGGCATTAACCGGTACGGCCACCTCACTCTTTGTAGAACAATTTTCGCATGTTAATTCAGTATTCATGTCGACACCGGGTTCGTTTTCTTTGATATAATTTCTCAAGCTTCTAGAATCATAAGCAGGCATATTCATTACAAAATGCTTGATTTTATTTTTGTCAGTTATTCCATCAACTGAAACAATTAAACTCTCTAACAACATTGTAACAGTCGGCTCATAATCTTTTCCAAAATGTTTTTGCATATTTTCTAAAGTCTGCTTCTTTTCTTTTTCATCATGAGCATTTAAAAATTTAAAACAAACTTTCTTTTTAGTAACGGGAAGTGTGTATTCAAATAAATTCTGTCCAGGAGAAACTGGATTTATTTCTAAAAATTTCAAAGGTAAAGAAGACAAATCAACATCTAACTTGTTTGAGTGCCCGCAAGCATTACACTTAACATTAACAGGATAATTTGATCCGTAACCGGTGATTCTAATTGATATCATTAATGCATTTCTGTCACCTATTAACATGTCATCAATATCAATACCCGGAGTCATCAAACAAGATTTAATAACTTCTGTAATTGCTTTCCCTTGTTTTAAAAGTGCAGGTGAAGTTAATAAATCTTCTTCTTTAGCAGTCATTGCTTTGATTTGAACTTGTTTTGTTTTGTATAACTTACTATCTGGAGAGTATATTTCTCCCATAGAGGGTAAAGGCACGACCTCGTGTGGGACAACCCAATCAAAATCTTCTAGCATTACATTTTTGGTATGATCATTTTCAGACATAATAACTCTCCTTGAGATATTTTAATTAATTTATAATTATCTGTAAATAAAAAAGGCGCTTAAAAAGCGCCCTTGATGTAAATTTAAGAATAAAATTTAGAACTGTAATACAGCGTTGTCGTAATCAATTGAAAGTGAAACTTCTAAAGGAGTTCCTCCGTCACCGTAATCTAAACCACCAAAATCACAGCCTGTTAAAAAAGCGCCCTTGATGTCCCATAATTCAACAACAGTTCCTACTGGATCGAGTAATTTAAGTTGAATATCTCTCTTGTAAAAATCAGCATAACCAGCACGGCCAGAAACAGACTCATGATGTGTTCTAATCCACTCCATAACTTGCTGTGCACCCGATGGAGCGATTGGATCATAAATGGTAACAGAAATGGAATCCCAGCTTCCCTTACCTGATGCTATTCTTCTATAACTGTTAATAAATGGTAGCTCTTGAATAGACCCGCCACTCCATTTTGGTCTGCTTGTAGACTTGACAAGAAAAGCGTCAATTCCTTCTATCGCAAGTACCCATCTATGTTTTCTTTTTGGCTCAAACTTGTTGGGAAGCATGTCTGTAACTGATAATGTTTCGGCCATTTTAAATTTCTCCTAGAATATTAATAACTATATATCTCAACTAAATTTTACTAAATTTCTGCACCTGCATTTGTTACAACAAAGTCAAGAGCAACAAATTCTGCAGTACGTGTGGGTTGTAAGAAGATTTTTCCTCTAATCGTATTATTTTCTACATCAGCTTGAGTCGTAGTTGTAGTATCAATAATAACTTTATATCTGTCAACACCACTTTGTTCCTGAACTCTCTGAAGAATTGGATTAACAAGAGCAGAAAACTTCTCTAGTGTTTCCTCACGATTTGGCTCAAATAACAAGCTGTTAGCAACATTTCTAACTTGTCTTCTAACATCGATAAGTAATCTTCTAACGTTAACACGATCCAACGCAGATGCTGCCTGGAGTAATGTTTTT